ACTCAGTTCAAATTGCATATTATATGGAACTGGCATATAAGTTTTTTTGACTCCCGTGCTATCATCTGGATCTTTAACGGAGAGCTGTTGAGTTGTTGTGATTTTTCTAGCGGGATCATATGTGAGTCCAATAGGCTCAAACGACATTCTCGGAAGAGTAATTGCAGTTGATTTATTTAAATCTGGAGACTGGTCAATTCTTGCAAGAAACTTTTGAGTGGGTCCATATGCGAGAGGTACTTTTATAACGTTTGTTACACTGTCCGCACCATCAAAGTGCTTGATCGTCACGTTATTGAACAGAGTTCCAAAAGCAATAATTGTTTTTCTTAATATTTCGTTGTAAAAATACTCAAACATGACTAATTTAGATTAGATTATATTTTATTTATGGTGTGCCGAATGGATTTTGTTCAGAGAAGTCGAGTATCTCATCCGCTTCTACTTCAATATTGAAGTTATCAGCATATCCATCGTCAGTTGGTTCTGTATCTATAAAGATTATTTTATGTTCTGCTCCTGATCTAGATCCAATAAGAATTTCACCGACAAGGAAAGTTCCACTAATATTTGATAGGACAAGAACATTGGTGTAGTTCCATTTTCTCACTCTTGCTGTTGTCCCACTAATAGATCCAGTCACAATTTCATTAAACAAGAAACTTCCAGTAGCACCCATATATGGGTCTGAAATTGTAATAGTAGGTGCTTGAGTATATCCAAGACCTGCATTAGTAATATTGATAGCAATAATATCTCCATCATCCCCAATGACCGCAGTTGCAGCTGCAGATACTATAGAATCTCCAGTAAATGTAATCATTGGTGAAACCACATAACCAGATCCAGCATTTGTGACAGTAATAACTCCAACAAGACCATCACCTATTGATGAAATTCCAGTAGCATCTTTACCTCCACCACCAATAAATCTGATTTCGGGAGCAACAGTATACCCTGCTCCAGGATTGACAAGATCTACTGCCTGAACAGATCTTAAACTGTTATTCGTATTCAGATTACATACTCTAAATCCACTAATCATTCTTGTTGTGGCAATACCAGTAATTCCTCCTACTGGAGCAGATGAGAATCCAACAGTTGGATGTTCAGAATATCCACCTCCACGATTTGTGATACTTACAAACTGAATTCCACCATCCACAATACTCGTAATTGCGCTTGCAGTGACACCAACACCAGAAACAGCAATTGTTTGTGTTGGACCAAGCATAGTGGAATTTCCATCATCATCATAACCATCAGATTCATTACCCAATAAATTGTCATCAATTTCCATGACTCCAGTATCAATAACTTCATCTTCGTAGCGAAAGAGTTCACACCTCAACTCATAAACATAGTTCTTTTGAAGTTGATAGAATGGTTTTTCGTGCTCCACATATTTAATTTCATATAAACGATCTCCTAAAGGTAGATATACTAAGTCACCTTCCTTTGGTCTACTGGATAATTTTATATCTGGTTTATCTTTAATAAGTGGTTCGATATAATTTTCCCATCTCTCTTTAGAAATGACGAGAGTTATTTCTTGTGTTTGTTCAATACCAAATTTTGAGAGTAGTACTGGATTGTCTGCATAACCATCATAGTTCTGAATATATGCCTCGATGGGATATGCAGATTCAAATGAAGATTCAACGACTTCACGAATAATACTGTTTTCATGAAGAAATGATCTAGGCATATAATGAACTTCCACACCATACATTCTTAACTGTTCATTAATTAAGTCCTGTATGAGATTTTGCTCTCCAGCAGTTCCCTGTATGAAAAATGGATTTAACATAATTATCCAATCATATCCATTGGTGGAAGTTCATATGTGTTGGACATAACCTCTCTTATATTCTCCAACTCTTTCTCGGCATCATCATATATCTGCCTACCATTCAATTCAACTCCGCCCGGAAGTTTAACTCCCTGAAACTTAATTAAATTCTGTCCCCATTGACGCTTGATTAATGCTGTCAGATATCTTTTTAAGAAAGAATCATTCCAAACTCCTGTATAAGTATTTGGATCTAATAATCTATAACAATCTATTACCATGTATTCACCCACTCTTACATTGCCCCAATCAATGTCCAAATAGAGTCTATCCTGCCTTTGATTAAATCTAATTTGTTTTTCTGTCGTCAAAAGAAATTGCAAATCCTCCAAGTATCTTCTTGTCATTGCATATGTAAGGATCTCCATAGATCCCCAATAATAAATGTCATTTAAGAACATTTGATACTTCAAACTAAACATATTGTTAGTTGTTGCATTAGCCCCATCAAAATGATATATCTTATTTACACCAATCACAGAAGGGGGTATTTGTAGATAATTACTATTTTCTTCGTAGGTAAATGTTGTGGCAGTTCCGACAATTGTAGTTGTTTCTGTAGTTGTCACAATTCCAACCTTTTCATTATCTCCTCTTGCTCTACCTCTATCAATATCATCCTGAGTTATCTTATATTTTAGATATGTTTGAATCACACCGTCAAAATGTCTCTCATGGAAAAACTGCAAGGCATCATCAACTAGGTCATCAATTTGCTCATCAGCAACGTTGACTTCCAATACAGGAGCTCCTAATTGTCTCTTACAATAATTTACCAATTCTGATCTATTTGATGGTTGTGCCATGTATTTAACTAGACCTATTAGGAGTATTTATCATCATTCAGATATCGCACTCCTCATATATACCAGTCTCATGGTATTTTATAGTTCTATACATTTCTTGTCTAGAATCTTCCTGATGATATACTGACCAACACCAAGAAAGAGCCATTTTCCTTAATTCCTCTATATCGCCACAGTTTTCAATGTGAGGTATAAGTAGTTTAAATTGTGGATGTCGAGGTGGATTTTCTAAACACTTTTCTTTCAACTCTTCAAAATTTAACATATTTCCATTTAGTATCAGTTCATCGTATTCCAATTTTTTTAAATTCTTGCAATAGTTTCTTGTTGCTTAAAGTATAATTTTGCAAAACATTTAGCCATGTCCTTCAAATCATCAATACTTGAGCATTCATCAATCTTGTTGGCAATTTTTGTATATTCAAAACTTTTTGAAAGATTTGAAAGGGTAATTTCTTCTGGATTCATTTTCTTAACAACTCCTTAAGTAATGATTTAATTTCTTGAATTTCATCTTTCATTCTACCGAGATCTTCTTCAATAGTTTGTACTTTTTGATTCTTTTTTGATTTTATATCCCTTCTAGAGAGATATTGCTCATACTCGGAAGAATTTACATTTATGATTGAGTTTGTTTCGGGATCTCTTGCAAGATCCCCATTTCCTTCCACTTTGTATTGATTCATATTATGCTAAAGCAATGACTCTAAGATCTTTAATTCTCGGAACATAAACCTGATCAGTTGATGTCATAACAAGTTTAATCTTGTATGATCTAAATGATGGTAACTGATCTGCAGTGAATGTATATTCTTTATAATCTAAAGTTTCTCCATCAAAACCTTTAGAGTTTGTTTTTGGAATGAATACATCAGATTCGCCATTGTTATCCTCAGCAGAAATAATCTGACCCCTAGAATCTATATTATTAAATCCTGGGAAAGGTTCAAAAATTGGATTGAATCCTTGAGTATCACTTATAGCATAGAATGCTCTAATATCATTGTTCTCATTGATATGTGCATTTACTAATATCTTAAGCGAAGATGCTGGATTTTTCAATATGATCTCTTTCGAGATGTACTGACATGCTGTAGGATCTGTGTCGATGCCATTAACTCTACTATCAGTTGCATAATCTGAAATAACATCGTTAACTCTGTTTGATGTCAGAATTGCACTAACTCTCTGAGCATCAATTACGGGGCTGATTCTGCTGTCTGTGGTATTTAAGAAAAGTCTTAAATTCATTGATTTATTTCCAGGAGAATTATTAAGATGTAGATTCTCGTTCACCTTCGATCCAATTAGTCTAGGAGACTCTAAGTAATTGGATTCGTTCAATGTAACTGGTTCAAATCCAGCATCGACGAATGGTATTTCATTGCCACTTAGGGATTTACTGGTTGTTGTTCTAACCTGTCCGGTCAGATTTGTTCCATGCACCGTGACATTTTGAACCATTGGTGTAATAATTTCAAAAGGTATGTTCTGAGATGCTCTGGTGTTGTATCCACCAGCAGATTTTGTTTGATTGGCATACAGTTTTGCATATCCAATATCATCACTCCTATCATCATTGCTTGGATTGAATATCTCTGCAGTGTCAAGTCTGATATGATATGAATCAAATGCAATTGGATTATCTAATGTTACATTAGATAAATCATGAGTTCTATTGATGCGTGACAGATTGATACCATTCAATTCATACTTATATACTGGAGTTCCTGCTGGATATGATTTTGGATTTGATCCTCTTGAAATATTTCCACCAAGAGTATTTCCAGTTACATCTGTGTATTCAATAATTTCATCACCAATCTTGATAAATCCAATATTTGTGGTTCCAATACCAACATTTTCAAATGTTGTGAAACTCGTTGAATCATCCACAGAGATAGATCCAACCGAATCTACATTATATGCAGAACTCAACTTAGTTGGTTTTACATCAGATTGTGCTCCAGATATACGGACAAGATTATCTTCAAAATACATTCCATGATTTTTATGATTAACTTTTACATGAAGACCATCAGAATCGACATTAATAGATGAAATTTGAACATCTCCGCCATTTTGATTATTCAATTCTGTTAATACTCCAGAACTATTTGTATAGAATACTGGGTTTGATGAACCTATAATAAATTCGCCTTGTACATTATCTAAAATTAATTCGCTAGTATCTCCAACTGCAACAATTGAGAATCTAGCATTTCTTCCTATAGAGTTTGAACCTATGGTAGAAACTCCTACAACATCTCCTATTTGATATCCAGATCCTCCTGCACCAGAAATTGTGGCAGCAATTGCAACACCATTGTTAATGGTTATATCTGCCAGAGCACCTCTACCACTTCCACTTATAGTTGTGAGGTTAACTCCACTAAAAGTAAACTGTGATGCTGATGGAGTATATCCAATTCCCGGATTTATAATAGACAGGTTATTAATTGCTGTTCCAGCAACTCCCACTAAATCTCCAGTAGCATTTGTTCCTGATTGACTAAAAGTGTTTCCATTTTCGTAGGAATCTGCAACTGTAGTGCCGAGTCCTACTCTAATCTTTCTTGATTTAAATACTAGGGAATCTGGCATAAGAGTTGGAATCTGATCATTACCTTCCTTTAATTCTGGACTATAGAATTCTACCGATCCAGAATCTAAGAAATCGGCTCTATAGAGAGTGAACTTTAAGTCCTCCCACTGACTTGCTTCCCATGTTGAAGCATTCTGTGATTTAAACAGCGAACCCAAATATGGTTGATTTGAGATGAATGTATCAGAGAGAATATCATTTTCACCAATTCTTGAGATATAAACGCTATATTTCGTTGAATTAGAAAGTATACACATGCAGTACTCACTATTTCCACCCTCAAGATATATTGGAGATTTAAATTGGAATGTTGTCGCAATAGATCCATCTGATGATGTTTCAACATCATTTGGATCCAAAACAACTTCGGAAAGGGGAACAATATTTTGGGATGGATATCCATTCTTCATTGTTCTTATCTGAAGAATTACTGGAATATCCATGTCATCTCTAGACCTAAAGAAAATGTCACATTTTGATAAGAATATGCCAGTATCATCTTCAACTATAAAAGATTGCGAAAGAGGATCTCTCCATCCAATTGTTCTTTCGGGAGAAGTGGTGGTGCCAGTTACTCTACTAGAAATAACCTCCGTTCCTAAAGTCCTACTTACACTTCTCTCATCAAATTCTTGTCTCTGCTCAATTCTTGCATTGCGGATTGAAATAATATTCTCCTGAACGGTCTCAAGAACTCCTGATGCAGAATATGGTTCTTCTGCGATAGTTGTTGCTAGGTTCTGATCATTATCTTCGTCATTGACCAAAGTAAAAACTTGTGTTCCCGTTTCAAATTTTGGATGGTTAATATTGTTTGGATTTGGTATATAGAAACTTCCAATCAATGTTGATGATAAATCGGAAACAAGTCTTACATTTGTAATCGTTGCTTGTGCCCCACTGGATCTTCCAGTAAGAACCATACCACTTTCAATCCAGCCACGATAATCTCCTTGAACCTCATTTGACAAAGAGAATGTATCAACATTCAGGATGTTTGATGTTGATGAATATGTGGCGGGTAATATTCTGTTTGTATATGGATTTTCTGGGAAAATTGTAATTGGAGAATCATATGGACCATCTCTATGATTTGATTGTGCAACTCTAAATGTTATTGATGGTGAAGTATTTGTTGTATCCTCATCTAGTCCTGTTGTTTGAATAGATCCCTCAACAGTTTCTCCAATTTCAAATACTCCATTTGACATAGATATTTCGATTAATTTGGGAACACAGTACTTTGTGACATCAACCCCATCAAAGAATGCATATATTCTAGTCAAAGGTTTCATTCTTTTAGAAACGAACTGAATGTTTCTAGATCTCATATTGGCGACAAGTTCTCTACTTACAACTCTATCTCCAGTAGAGGTTCTTTCAAATTCTTCGGTGACAACAGTTCTAATGCCGTTTCTTGTCTCTACTCCATTCTCTACTGTTGTTCTCACCTCCTCTTCAATTGTTGAAGTTGTTGTTATTTCAATATTTTGTCTGCCCCTCCAAAAACTGTTTCTAGACTCTTCAGATCTATTTCTGGTGCTTCTAGTCACATCAGTAACACCTGTCCAGTTGGTTAACCAAGCATTCCATACGATAGGGGCAAATCCTGTCTGTGGGTCTACATTTAGATTTTTTGTGGCATCAGCTAAAGTTTCTGCATAATTTCCTTCTATTTCAATAATCTTTGCATCAAGTCTAACTGGATCAACCCAGTTATCTGAAGCAGGAGTCAATTCAATAGTTCCTTGCCAGAAACTGATCAAGAACGGCGTTACACTCTCGCTTCTGGTTGCAAAGGATTGCTTCAACCACTCAACTTCCGAGTAACTCAATGTAATAATATCGTTTTGCTTCCTTACATTATTTCCTTCGATAAAAGAGAATGCAAGATCATCTGTTGGATCTATATTTACAACAGGTCCAGGAATTAAGTCTACGGATGTAGTATAGTGTTTTGGTCTCAGTTCTTTTAACTCTTTATCGATACTGTTATTGATGTCAATTAAGTTATCTTGTGGTTTAAATGAACTGAAGTTATCTACAAAGAAACCAGACTTAAATCTATTCAAACCTTCAGAATCTGGAACAAACAGGTTCGCAGTATTTGTTTCGAGCAATGAAAGTGATGTATAGTACTCCAGATTTCTAATTCTATTTTCAAGTTTTTTAATATCAGACATCTGATATCTTTTATACTCTAAGAATTGAATTATCGATTGTTCTGGACTATACAGGTAAGGTGGATGAGAGATTGACGCTATTTCTAAAGCATCATCAACATTCATAGGTTTTTCTGGTCTATCTGATGGAGTTCCATAAATGACTTGAAACTTTCCGTCCTTAGTTAAGAAAATTCTATCGATTCTTCCCAAATAATATGAGAAATCCAAGAATAATGTCTCATCAGAAGCTAATATATTTGTTGAAGAATTGCCAGACTGATTAAAGGTTCTTCCAAGGAATTCTAAGGGAGATCTGACTCCCTCTTCAACAGAGTAATTTGAAACTCTTGGTCTGATGTCGATAATATCTGAATTTGAAATCGCATCTATGGATTTAATTTCTCTGGAATAATTGTATGTATTATAAGAATTTACTGTTGTAATATCTCCCTGGTCAGTCTGATCATGATAACCACTTGAGAAATAAACCTTCAATTTCTTCGAGGGTTCTTCAGAATCAACTTTTCTCTTAATGAACCCATAATCATAAAAAGACTTTTGTTGACCAGAACTGAATGTATAATTGGATGAAACTTCAAAACTGGGAGATTCTAATCCTATTATGGTTCCATTTGTATTTGAATCCTGGAAACTTACGCTTTCACCTTCTCTAAATTTAATTTGATTTTTATATACAAATGAAATTTTAGAGTCTGATTGTTTCTCTACCAAAATTGCAGCAGCACCACTGGACTGCCCGATTATCATTTCTCCCAACAACAAATCAATTGTTGTGGTTGTAGGTGTATTCAACCCACTTAAATCCATTTGTGGTGAAGATGGATTATTCATACTCGACGACTCAAATATTCCATGAATTTCAATAATATCTGGAACATTCAAAGATAAAATCTCATCTTGAACTCTTGTTCCAAATGGATAGTTTCCATAAATCAATCCATCATTCAAAGTAGTTGCTCCAATACCAGAGCCAGAATACTTTGATTTATCGATAATAATTGAGTTGGCTTTATTTTTTATTTTTACTTTTGATTTTGGTTTTGATTTTTTCAGAGTTGCAATTAAAGTTGCTCCAGTGTCGTCCGATCCAAGTCCACTAATCTGACAAGTTTTTCCATTCGAACCAAATTGAAATTTATCTGATGTTAAACTTTCAGTTGTTCCATCAGATCGTATTAAAGAATATCTTCTAGGAATGAAAGGCAAGAAAAGTTCATTCTCGTCCGATGTGGGAAGAGTGCTATTTGCTAACTGATTATTTGCAATGTCAACTTCAAATGTTTTTCTTATGGTCAAATAAGCATCTGACAAATCTACATTAGAAACATTCTTCTTTGGAAGTTTTGTAAAAAGCGTATTATCGTCAGACTCACTTAATTTTGTTGTTAATACTCTGAGATCGGTGATATTTAAATCAGATGATGGTAGAGTTCCATTTGCAACACCAGAAACTGTTGTAACTCCTTTGACAGAAACTGTGCTTGCTCCAATGCCAATAACACTTGCCGTTATTGGATCTTCTGTAATAGAAAGGTCGCTATATTGAATTAAATCTCCAATCTTAATAATTCCTGGGAATATTATATTTGAACTTGTAATAGTACTCACTCCGGCGGAAACTTCTGATACTGTGGCAATTCCAATATTGGCAGATAATGATTGAACTATATCTGCACTAAAAGTATTGATTCCAACAATACCATCTGTTGTTCCATATAAAGATTTTGCTTTAGATATTCCAGTTTCTGTTATTGCAACAGCAACTCTGCCATTTTGTATGCCATTAAATGACAAAGTTTCATTTGCAACAAAATTGCCAGACTTTTCATATACAGTAAGAGCAACGCCTGCTGATACCGGATAACGCAGGAAAGCAGTAGCTCCACTATTTTCTCCTTTGATAAAGGTTGGTGTTGATAGCGTTATTGGTTCGTTTAAAGTAATATTTGCAAATGTTTGAATATCAAATAGAGAAATTCCCCAAACGTTAGTGTTGGGATTAGTTTCTCCATATGATCCAGAATCTAGTTTGAAATCATAGATTCTTGCAAGACCGATCTCATTTCCTGGAGGCCCATCGCCATCAATATCTGTAGTAGATCTTCTATCTCTTAGACTTACAAAATATGTGTTTCCAAGACCAACAGTAGGAGTTCTGAATACCCGGTTAAGTTTTATGGTCGATCCTGTATTATATAAGAGTGACTGATCTTCAATCGTTCTTGTAGTTCTGGGTTTTGGTACATCAAGGAATACTGGAGATTGAACTTCAAGTTCATATCCACGAATAAATGCTTTTCCTGGAGAAATTCTATAAACACCCAAATCGTTCGATGGAGTTCCTCCACTTGGAGTAAATTGTCCCGCGTTATATAATCCCCTATTGCCCAAATTATCATTCAGAGAGTTCTTGAGGGTTACGTTAAATGGTGATACGTAGTAATCTCCAGACTCATCATAAGTTCTCCTAGCTAGAGTATCTGATAAATCTTTATATCCAAATCCACTAGCTCCTGGTGAAGTTGATCCACCAACAACCGTTTTTGTTCTTAATACACCATTTATTACAGTTGCCAACTCTACAAAACTTGTATCATCAAAATCATCTAAATCTTTTTTAATTAAACTTAAAGAAATTTTTAATCTATCTGCTCCTGGAGATGAATAGTTATTATATCCCTGAGAGTTGTCATTTAATGACTCATCAATGTCTGAAGTTATTATCTCTTCGTTAACAAACAAACCAATTCTATAATTGGGTGCATTTGTGTATTGATCGAGAACTAGAGTCTCCCTATTTACAGAAACGAAGTTTCCTCTAACAAAATAGACACCATTTTCGATGTGAAACGCAGAACCTACAGCAGAAGCATTACTTGCTAGAGTTGTTGCAAATGGGGTTCCTCTCTGAATAGTTGCATTTCCCAGCAATCCTGAAGAAATGATTTGATCTGAGGAAAGTTCTTCACCATCATTAAATGACTGTGTTAGATTGTTCTGTGTACTAGAACTCAAATAATTTACGTAAAGTGTAAGATTTCCTCTCTCAGAATCTTCTGGAAAAAGTACAAAATCTACATATGCAGTTACTCCAGACCTTTGTCCAGTAATTTTAGTTCCCACTAATTGCTCCGCATACGCAGATACTGGAACACCTTGATAATTGTTATCTAGTTGAACACAATAATACAATCTGGAATATCCAGTATTTCCTGGTATAACCTTTGACCCTTCTTTAAAAAAGTGTTGACCAAATTTTTCAATCTGATCTTGCAATATTGATTGAAGAGTTGTTAATTCCCTTGCCTGAATTGGATATCCAGGTTTAAATAAAACTCTATAATAATCATTAGCAGAATCAAAGTCGTCAAAATATGGTGCTACGTTTAGATTGGTTTGCTGTGGCATAATTCTTTAGAACTGCAAAATGATCTTAATGTCTTCTTTTTGATTTGAAGATCTAGTTATAGAAGGTCTATTATCGACATATATGATATTTCCAGCGTGTTTCTTTACTTCTGGACTAGATAAACCGCTCGAAAATTCTTGACCAAGATAATATGTTCTATTATTTATTACAGTAGATATACCCGAGAAAGAAGTATCAATCTCAAGGTTGGAGCCAGATGACGGCACAATTGTGATATCTCCTCCACTTCCCGGAGTCGATGTAAATTCGTTCAATTCAAATCCATATGTTGGACTTGTAACACCAATTCCTGCTGTTGTAAATCCCGCTAAGGATCTATCCTGCCAGTATTTTAAAACTCCTGTTACCTGGTCGTAGTTTATAACTCTACCTACCGCTGTTGTTCCTGTAGAAATTGTCTGTGTAAAGAATGAATCTGGGCTAAAGGTTGCAGAACTATATCCTGCTCCAACTAATCTCATTGCATAAGTGGCACTTGCTTTGTCTAGAGATAAAAGAGTTGAATCTGTTGATTGTGGGTTCTCTACAAGTCCAACTCTTGCAATCTGATTTCCTGTTATAAAATCTGGATTTGTAATATCATTTTCAATTCTGGAATAAAGAAGAACGTTATATGATCCAAGTTCGTTGTATATATTTGCTCCATGACCACCTTTTGGTGAAATAATCACATCAAAGGTTGGTCTAATTGCACCATCAGGAACTCCACCAGCAGTTAAGTCTACACTACCATAAGTATATCCAGATCCTTGGTTTGATACTGTTATGGACTCGACTTTCCTATCATTATTTGTAATGATAGTGCATTCTCCACCGGTACCATCTCCTTTAATTGGAATTCCGGTATATTGAGTTCCTCCAATAGGGCCAATTGCATCACCCCTATTCGTAATAGTAACAATCTTTATTGACCCATCGACAGCATTATTTCTTACTGTCGAATTATCTGGGTTTGTCTCCCAATCATGAGGAACTGGAATAAAATCAGTTGATTCAAATTTGATAATATCGCTTGGTTTGATTGTATAGAGATACTTCCAGATATAACCATCACCACTGCTACCTGCAGATCTTGGTTCTAAATCCGTAAACGTTGGTTCATCTAAAGATGGCCTTCCAGTTGGGTTATCTGGATCGGTTCCATTCTGCAAACAGATATAGACTCTGTAATCACTATTTAGAATATAATATGAAGAGGAATATAAACTGGTTGAACCTGAAATCTTAGCAGTGTTTGTTCTGCTATAGTCATGACGATACATATCATAAGTTGTTCCAGAAGACCATAATCTCCTATCAACAACTCTTCTTACATCAGAAGAGTTGATTTTTTTCAAGGCAATCATTGTATCCCAATAATTATTTTCTTCATCGAAATTATCTTTCGGTGAAGGTGGGTCAAAGTCCCAATTCGATTGATAGTCGGATGGGTTTGGAAGACCTACAAAAGAATAATATGAATTATCTGATGATCTAACTTGATCAACGAAGTTCTTTGCATTTAATATTCTGATCTGATCAGTTATAATCGCAGCCATTGTGAGCAGTTTTTATCTATTTATCATGGTTTAGATAATATAATTTTTGTATTTCAATTGCTTAGTTCTTTGAATATTGGTATATTGAGTATATGTGGAAAGTCCACTCCTCTCCGAAAGAACAATCTTACCCCAACTAAAGTTTCCAAAGTTGTTTGATGTGCTTATTCCAATCAAATTGTAATCAAAATCACTGACCCCCACAAAGACTCTCTTACACAAAGATGTTCCTATACCAACACCATTTGCATCAACTCCAGTAGGCCTTACAACCAACTCTTCGGACTGAACAACGTATATGTTGTCTGCGAACGATGTTCCAATTGATATGACATTTCCACTAGTATCAAAGGAACTGATGTTAGAACTTTCTGCACCAACATTAGTGTTATTAACAATGAAATAATCTCCAATATTTATAGAACTCAAAGTAATAGCAATTCCGACAAATTTTGGATCTCTCAATTGTGAATCAAATGGAATATGAAGATCAAATATCAATTGAGTGGTACCAACCCCAACAGAGGTTTTACCAAATCCAACAATAATTCCAGAATCTCCTTCATACGAACTTACACTATTGGTTTCAATTTTAACCGGTTCAGTGTCTACACCAGATATTAGAGTTACTCTATTTTGGAACTCCAATGTAGTGTCATTTTCATTTTTTGCATCAAAGAGTGGTCTTAATCTATCAGCATAAACAATCGTAGATCCCGTTCCAATATTGTTGATGGTATATGCAATAGGGTTGATAATGGGTTCATATATTTCCCTGTCTTTTCCAATCTGCTGCTCGTTTATAATCTTATCCTCAGTTTGTCTGCACCAAACAACAGGTCTCAGTAAGTTTTCGTCCGTGGTGTTTCCCGGACCAAAATATGTATTAGTCTTTACCAAGTTTGTAGAGTCAACGCTTTCAACAGTTCTAAACTCTTCATTTAAGAATTTGGATTGACCAACTGAAGAATCGTTTTGAATAGTTAATTCATCTCCTGGTTTTACAGTTTCCAGAATCTCTCTGTCAATAACATCTGTACCGCCAGTTCCCTTATAGAAAATTATTTTCACACTATCTCCAACCTTAAGTGCTTCAGTAAATGTGAGGACACTTCCCCCATCGAAAATGTATCCTTCACCAGGAACTTGTAGAATTTCATTGACAAATACGAGTAGAACATCTTGCACATTGATTTTAGATCCCTTCGATGCAATAATTGAAACAGTATTTCCTGCCAATGATAATGGGAAGGAAGTTCTCTCTCCATCAATGAATTTTTCAATATTATCGAGAACTTCTAAGGTTCCTAAAGACCATCCGCTGAATTTATCTGTAAATATTTTATCGATAGTTATATTGAATTCTTTAAATGCTGATGTAGTTGGAATTCCTGTAGATCCTCCAAAAGGAACGGTCAGTATTTCTCCAACATTGTATCCATAACCAGTATTCTTGATTTCAAAATCAATTACACTAGATCCATATCCAACAACAATATCTACAGTCGCATGAGTCCCTATTCCAAGTGATGACGAAGAACTGCTGAATATTAGAGGAATATTTTCGTATGAAAGTGGAGAGTCGAAGGATACTATTGGTGGATTTGTTGATGTATATGCAATACCTGGATTTGTGATTGCAACACCGACTATATGTCCGCCAACAATATTAGCCGTTCCTATAATCTCAGAGAAATCTGAATTTGAAGTTCTTACACCAACATTTACTGTCTGAATCCCTGGTCGATAACCAGATCCACTATTTCCAATACTAATCGACTCAATTGTACCTCCGATTGAAACTATGGCAGTTCCTCCAGCGGATACAAGAGGTTGATAACCAAAACCTTCTGTAGATCCAACCGATACTATGATTCCGCCTTTAGGAAAACTTGATATGCCAACATCATTTGCTATTTCTTGTGGATTGCCAGTAAATGTGAGGGTAGTAATTCCTACATCTTCCGATAGAATATAATCACTGCTTTGACCAGGTCCCTGAAATACATCATTTACCAAAATGATTGCATTTTCATTAGAAATGCCGCTTACATCCAATCCATCAGACTTTAGAACGAATTTATTATTTGTCCCATCAAAATCTTGTGAGATGTCATCAAAAACATAATTTTTATGATAGGTTTCGTTAGTCGTATTGGGAATACCTGAGCGTAAGAATACCCTTGCATTAAAACTAGAACCTGTAGAAATACCAGTCCAATCTCTTTCGTCTGGTGGATTTGTGCTAGTTCCCAGAGGAACATTTCCAGAAGGTGCTTCAATAAAGGTTAGGGTATTATCAACTATATTAAAGTTTCCTTTAACTTTAGTCACCAACTCTCCTGAGGGATAGAATCCTACAGAGGTTCCCAACCAAGATCTGCGAACTCTCATTCTGTTTGTAATACCAATTCCAACGCTTTCTATAAGCATAATTTCATTACCAACTTTTATCAGATCACCGCCAAAGAATGATGTTATTCCTGACAGATTAATTAAGTCATCTGTAGTAGAAACAGAATCTGATAAAGTCGTCGTCAATGCAACAGAAACGACTGGAGACTGTATGATATTATCAATAGAAACAAGAACTTTGGAGTTCTGATTAGTTGCAACAAATCTATGAGAGGTTCCAATTCCAACACTTATAATATCTAAAGTTTCTGGTATCGTCTTCAACGCATTTTCCGCACTACTTGCCAGTTTAATTGCATTTCCACTAACATTTACTGCAAATAAATCTGCTGGCAATTTAGTCGTTTGACCAATTCCAGAAAAGTTGGAAGTTGATATTCCAATCGCTTGAGTTGATCCAGCTCCAGCATGATAATATTTGATAGCTTCACCCGAGACAAAGAAGTGGTTTGGTATAATGATAGTGTCTGCATCAATACTGACAATAGAAGAATCGCTTCCATCAAATAGTTTCTCAAAAATGGGATCATTTTTATATGTTAAGTTGAATGATCTCTTGATGTCCTTTTCATTTCCCTCATACAATCCATATCCAGTTTCTAAAGATCCATTGTTGAAATCAATTTCATCTTTTTGATCATCCTCATTTCTGAGAGCGTTCATGTATACATTTACATCAACATTAACGCCTGGAATTGGAGTGAATAGGACCTGAGTCGTGGCAGCTGCTCCTACAGGAGATTTGATAATTCTAGAACCAATTGTACCCAATCCAGAGAGTGTTTCCACGTTACCAAACTCCAAATCATAAGTCTCATAAGTTGGAACTTCTGGTTGATAATCGTCTACAACTATGAATTCTGATAATTGATACTCATCATTATCGGAATCGCGAACTTGAACCATAAAATAACCTACATCATAAGTTCCATCACAAGGATACTCTGATATCACTGTTTCCATTGGCGTTGTTGTAGAGGCAATGGAGGTCGTTCTAGACTCAATTCTTGCATGTTTCATATCAATAGATTCTGGACCACTAAATGTAGACTTTGCGAGTCCTACAGTGATTGTATTGATTACTCCAGTAGATCCAATTCCGACAGATGAATTTGGGATAAAATCCACATTCAGATTCGATCCAGAAATGTAAGCAAAATATGTTCCAAACCCAGTTACAGCACTTGGTCCAGAACTTGTTGTCAGTTGTCCATATTCTGTGGCAGAAACATCAGTCCCATTATGGATAATATTCAACTGCGTAAATTCAAATTCATTTCCACCAAAAGAATCTGCAGTTATCTGAACAAGAACTTTTGCTGAACTGTATGAACTAGAAATTCCTACAATTGTAGATGAATATCCATAAGAAATTGCAGTGCTCTCTGTATGTATCAAACTATTTCCGATTACGGTACTACCAGCAGATAGTAGATTGTCATCCAAATTATACGAAACACTTGTGATGTCATAATCATTTATTGAGAATTTTGTTGGGAAGAATTGTACTTGACCATCAGATCCTGAAATTGTAAAGTCAAACGATCCTTGATCGTATGCTGTTTCTACTCTTCCGTATTGGTTAATATATCCAAAAGATCCGTCATGAATTAGATCAAGAATCATCAACTGCCTTTGTTGATTATATCTCCTATCTTTTACATATGTGATATATTTTATTGCTCTCTTTTCAAAAATATCAAATACGTCTATTACACTGAAAGTAGTTGGTCTTGGGCTACTATTAAAAGTTTGACTTACATCATCAACAGAAAGAACTCTATTTCCAACAGATTCTGAAAAATCTGTCAAAATTCTATTTGAGAAAATGACTTCAGTAGAAACAGTATTGCTGTTTACTTGAAGAGAGTTTTCTTTTACAAGATCAAAATCATATACGCAATTTAAGTCAGCAGTTCCTGTCAAGTTATTAATAACTTCAAAAGATGTTAAATCTGTGGATAATCCAACAACCAATGATGTTCTATTGTCTGGTGAAGATTCTAATTGATAATCTGAGAACTTTTTGAATCCAACACTATGGTTTAAAATTGAAACAGGGTCGTTCCACTTTTCATATGGAACTCTCGATCTTAAAGAGTATGAGAACTTTTGATAATAATCACTATCCTGAATTCTTTGAGTATTTTCATTCAAAAATCCCGATGTTGTCTGCAAACCATCAATTACATTGGATGAACTGCTTAGATTGAAATAAGAATCTGGAGATTTAACACTGATTGCTACTCCTTGCGTTTTTGATGTTACACCTTCAATCACTTCATCTACGATAAAATTATCTTTTGAAGAAATTCTCAAAATACCAGTTTTGGGGTTCCATCCCTCTACAGTACCAAAAGATGAATTGGACTTTACAGATTCTCCTGACAAATATTCATTATTCTTTAAAGTTGTCTCAAAAATTGGGAAATATTTTTTGGGTATAATTCTTCCCACAGAGTTAATTGGATCAAAAGTTCCTGGAGTGTCTGAAGAATTTTCAAAAAATTCTGAAAGATTATAAGTTACTGATCCGATTCCACCAATGTTCTCATCAATTGACGTGATAGTAAACAATTTATAGTCATATGCATCAGAGTTGTAACCCCTACCAGTATCTCCCATTCCAATACTAATATTCTCAATGAGAACCTCATCATTTTCTTTAAATGGAAAGGACTCAATATCACTAAATCTAGAAGAAAGAGTGACTGTTACATCTTTTGATGTGTTATTAAAGGAAATAGAACTGATTCCAACACCGTTACTATTTCTGATTGGAATAATTTCTGGAATCAAATTACTTATACCATTTGTGTTCTTTAAAATCTTTACATGCGAATCTCCAAGAGAATATTGAAGATCTAGATCTTGAACTACGTTTTTTGTTCTCCCATCGACCACAATCAAATCTGGTGAGGTAGTATATCCTCTTCCTACAGAAGTAATTCCTATAGAATCTATAGAGTAGAGTGGATCAATCTTAACAATCTGTGGCATCATGATACTTGGTCTCAGAGTATTATCTGAGGGGAAGTTATAACCAATATCGTTTATTTTAGTTTTTTTGATTTTTCCAATCGTACTACTAGAAGCTTCAATAACAGCATTAATCCCATATGTGGAGTTTATTGTAGAGATTCCTGGAAGCGAAAAATAATTCCCACCAGAATTTTTGATATCTACCTTGGATATTGGCCCATATGCATGAGTACAGTTTGTTTTATATGAAATTTTAGATATTGAAGATGCATATGATACTGCCTCTGGAGATTCTTCTAGGTTGTATGTAAACGCTGTTGGAGATACAGTGGAGATTGTATATCTACCATTATACTTGCTCTCTTTTACTTCAATCTCTGATCCAGATATAACATCCAAATCAACAATAGCACTACCCTTCTCCTGGGGAAGATCGCTTTCAAATACTGGATCCAATCTATAATAAAGTGTTTTGGGTATTGTATTGTCAATGGAAATAGAAACTCTTGCATCTGTGGATACTCCAATCGAACCAAATTTTTGAACATTAAATTTGGAATTTTCATCAGACTTATTCCATATGTCTGTAAAATTCTTATCAGAGTAGAAGTTAAAATCAAATGCAGAGTACAATGTGGATAGATTGATATACGAAAGAGAATTATCTGATAGATCAAAAATTAACTCAGAATCTTTAAAGGCACTTATTGGGGGGTTAATAGGACTGATAGTTCCAGAAGAAATTCCAACAATTCCAACAGTACTTGGAGATAATTTTTTAGAATCGTAGAAATTATCTGAAAATTGGATTGTATTATCATCTAACTTTACAACATAATAAATTTCATTATCCCCCAAACCACTTAGTGGTGATGAAGTTGTGTGAATTATCTTTTCCCCAGTATAGAATCCGTGATTTTGAATTGTAATTGTATTCCGAGCCGTATTGACACCAACGGCATCATAATCTCTTGGATTGATAACCAGTCTTCTATTGTAATCATTATATTTTACAACCAAAGTTGTTGATGTTGATGGATTTACATTTACAAGAACTTCATGGTTGCTATGCAATCCATGAGTTTGAGATGTTGATACGATTACTTGATTTCTTGCAACAGTTCCAGTGAGTACATCATAATTTGTCGATAAACTATGATATGTTCCTGTTCCTATGCCAGTAAAATATAATGTTCTAGAATCTTTATATGTTTCTGCAATACCAACAAACGAACCAAGAGTGTTTAATCCAACCCTAATAGTAGAAAGACCAATTAGATCCTGATTTATTTTTGCCACGAAAAGTTTCTGTTGGTCCAATAGAGTTTTTTCTGTAGATATATCCAACTCCTCTACATAAGATATTCCAGAACCAGAATTTGTAGAATAAGTTAATTCATCACCAGTATTAAGATTATGATTTTTTATATAAATTGATTTTGTTGGAATAAAAATCTCACTAATGCCAGTTCCTGGATTTGAGAATGATATCGTCGTTCCAATACCAACTCCGAAAGTATCCCCCAGTGCGACAGATTCTGATGGGTTGAAATATATCTCTTTATTGATAGAAAAGTCATAGTCCTTTTTTGATCTAGAATCAATATAAATTTTTCTTGAATCCTCCACCATCTCTGCACCAAAACTGTGAGAATCTCCAGTTATGCTTCTCAACACTCTAATTCTTGATAACCTTGGATCGATGTTCAATACTTTAATTCTCTCAGAACCAATAGTAAGAATATCATTTTCTCTTATATTTGGATAACTCAGATCACCAGAGACATTGAAGTATGTGACTATTCCTGTTACTCCAACGGACGATATTCCTGAAGAATCTGTCCCCACTCCAATGATGGAAAGTTTGTTATTTAAAATTTTTGCTGAATACGAACCTTCTATTTTTGAGGATGATGTGGAAAGACCAGAAATGTTGATAATATCTAAGTTTTTAAATTTATGAGGATTTTGAGAATAAATGACATATTCTCCCTTGACTCCAGATGGATATATTTCAACACCACCAATAGTACTCTTAGATAAACCGACATTATTAACATCTCTACCCTCGATTAGAGAAACTTCCGCAGAAACTTTATTTCCAGAAACACTTTTATCCTCAAATGATAGAGAATCGCCGACCTGATAAAAATCTCCAGGATTGCTTATTACAATCGAATCTATATTACCATATGATGTTGATTCAATATCAACGGTTTGTGATAGATTATTTGGAATATAAACATACTCATAATTTAAATCTTCTTCAATAAGATTATATGGATTTGTTACTCTGCACCAATTATTATCATTCAAATCTATCTCATCCTGATTTGAACCGCTTTGGAAGTTAAATGATATTGGATTATCTTTATAATTTTGTCCAATAAAATATGGGAAAGTCGGTCTTCTATACTTTGCAAATGGACCAGAAGAATCTATAGAACTATCATTGATTGTTGCAAAGTAAGCATATGTGCCATTTGGGAAATCTGGAGTAACGCAGAATCTGCCATTGTTTTCGTCAAGAATGTCGTCATTTCCAAGATTGAAGTGCTTATAATCCTCAACAAAGAATCCTTCTGGAAATAATGATATTGGAGGTCTTGAAGACTGTAAATCTAACTTATAACCAGACTTCATTTGGAGAACAACTCCACCAGACTTTGTTGCATAACCATATGGTCCATATATTGGATTTCCATCATATGCCCAACCAATAATTGGTGAGTGGTCTGTTGATTTTGCCTCCAAACTGTTTACACGTCTTAAATCCTTCTTTCCATATAATATTTTTCC